AGGTTCAATACCTCCTGGTAGATCTGAAGAAGGTGGGGCTCAAAGGCCGCCTCGTCGAATGAGATGCCGTTCATGTCCTTTCCAAGCAGGGCCTTAGCCTTGTCCTGGGTGGTCCTGAAGTGGATGTTGGCCCCTCCCACCAGTGGGTGGAACTTAATCCAGAGGTACTCTCCTCGATACTTCTTCGTGTGGTCTACCACCATTCCTACCTCTGAGACCAGAGGGCAGCCCCTGCCTCTCTGTGCAGGGTGACCGCCCTCCAGAATCATGGAGACTTCTCGGTGTACTAGCTCAGCAGTCTCCTGCTGGATTCCTAGGTGGTACCACTCGTATGGAGCTGACTGCCATCGTAGGGCATCCTTCTCAGTTCCGTCAGGGGGCTGGACGCCCAGCTTATAGAAAGCACTGTGGAAAACTGCTACTGCCATTCCAAGGGTCTTTCCGGCTCGGTTACCTGCAGAACATACGGTGGTTAGATATTTGGGTCTCCAACCAGACTCGTCACGATCTGCGATAATGTTTACCCATTCAATTTGTCCCTTGTGAAGCTCGATGCCAAGCCATCGTTTGGCAAAAAAGACAGGGTCCAGCCTTCCTGCGGCAAGATCCCTGGCAGACTCTGTAGTTAAGTTCACCTAACGGTTCTTATTTGCACGCTTAAGTGCAGCAAGTCGACGCTTGATCTCTGCTGCCATTATCGGCTCCTATCTTTACGTGGAGTAAGTTTTCGAAGAGTTCCCTTACGAAGATCAACAGTCTTCTTAACTGCTCCAGTGATCATGTCATAATCCACCGACTGAAGAGTAGAATAGTCATTGTCTGTGAATGGGTCTGAGATTGTCACTGTCTCGGTTAGCCCTTTATACTTTGAGCCCTTTACAGGCTCAAGGTATCTAGGTGAATATTGCTTTTGATACTTCTTCCGGTAAATGCTCTCTGCTCGAGAGTATGCTGAGTCGTAGGAGCTAAAAGGCTCTGTAGCAATCCCAGGGTAGTCTCCGCCTTCCTGATCGTATCTAGGGGCTCGCGGTTTAATGCTAGGACCAATTGAGCCTACTCCGGATCGGCCAGCACGTGTAACCGCTGCGCTTCTCTGGGCAGTGGTCATAGGAGCTGCTCCAGATGTTCCTCGAATCCTTGCTGGTGCAGACCTTCGTGTCCCAGCATAGATGCCGGCTGCAGTAAGTGCCCCACCCGCAAGGGTTGCTACAACCTCTGCCTGCTGAGAGCTGTTTAGTGTTCGTCGACCTGTTACTACGTCGGCAACACGACCTGGCGTACGCCATAGGGCGCTGGATGTTACAGAAAATGGATCATTTCCTTGAAATGGAGAGTCGTTTGGCGCGTTCCTAATGTTACTGGTGATTGTGGACCGTGCGGCTGAGGTTCTAGCTCCGCTCTTTTTACGATTAGCTGCAGCCCTAGTAGCATTGGCGCGACTGGCCGAGTTAGAAGCAGATCTTACTTCTCCTGAACCGTATCCTTTATCTCTTGCCATTTAACTTTCCTTCTTTCTTTTCTTAGCCGTCTTGGCTGAGTCCTTAAAGTCCTTGGCGCTAGGCGCTCCCTTGCTGCCAGGCTTTCTCATCTTCTCTCCAGATCCGGATGCAATGCGCTTCTTCTTGGCATTAATGTTTGCGTATAGACCTTTAGCCACGTTTTTGTCCCTTCTTAATCTTGGAGATAACAAGCTTCCCAGATTTCTCCTTTACGGTCATACCGGCTCTCTCTGTTTGAGCCTTAAGGGATCTGTACTTCTGAGCAACGGTCATCTTCTTTGGCTTAGGCATTTTTCTTTCCCTTGTTTCTGGCGCTGATGGCAGAGGCCTTACGCTTAGCGTCGGCCTTGCTGCTTGCCCCCCACGCCTGGAGGCTGAGTAGTAGTCGAGTAGGTCTTCCCTTCTCGTCCCTCTCGGGGCCTGGCATTCCACCCATACGGGCTAGGAATGAGGCACGTCGTGGATTGTCTCCTGACTTGACGGGAGCCTTAAGCTTCCCGCCCTTGTAGGAAGCACGTCCCTTGGCGTTCAGTCCACCCTTAGGATTCTTTCCTTCTTTGCGCTGCCATGCTGGTGACTTTCCCATTATCGCCTCTTGTTTCCGAACGGGCTACCGCCGCCGCCCTCAACTCGGTATGCCACTTGCTGCCACTTAGTGATAAATCTTTCTCGCATTGGGTTAAAGTTTGGGTTGCTTTGTGATGCGGTAAACAGCTTTTTGTATATACCAGGGGCCTTCTGTAGCCACCTTTCGTCTCTTTTTCTGTCATTAATACCGTAGCCGCCGTCTTCTCCCCTTCTAATTCCCTTCTTGCGAACCATCGGTGACCTCCTCTGCTTGCATATCAATCATGTTTATAGTAGGTCCGCCGCCAATAATCCCAGCGATTGAGATAGCCAACTCTCGGTTGGCTGAGGTCTCAACTCGTCGGTCAATCATCTCTTGAGCCCGTAGGCCCTCAGACAGGCTAGGCATAAGCTCCCCAGCCTCGACTAGCGAGATCACCTGATCCCGTACTAGGGCTGCCAGGTCCCCACTAGCCTTCAGTCTGTCCTGATTCTTCTTGAACTTCTTGATTACTTCTGCCTTAGCACTCTGATACTCATTGGTTAGGTGACTTCGCTTGTGCATCCCAAGGGTGATCCTTGAGATATATGCGTTGTTCTCCTTGAGCCAGGCGCTCACCTTAGTGTCTGGCTGCCCGTTTGACATCTTCTGGTTAATCTGTTCGGCAAACGGGCTCCTGCAAGCTGCACACCTCTCTAGGACCGGAGCTAATACTGTCACTTTTTAGATGTCAAACTGCTTGTCCGCAGCAGCCTTGTCCTCAGCGGACTTATCCTTGATGCCGAACTGCGTGTTCTTTGGGTCAAGGAACTTGATCAGCACCTGAAGCCCTGAAGCCAGCCCTGCGGACAGCACTGTGCGGAAGTCTCCGCCAGAGATGTCGAGGAGCGGGATGCCCAAGCCGAGTGCGACCGAGATAGATACGGTGACAAAGGTTCTTAGGAACTCAATCAGCGCCTCGTCTACGCCTGTGTTTTCAATGATCCAACGGATGCCTGCCTTGATGTCGCTATACATTTTGACTCCTTACTTCCATTCCACGATGACGACGTGCTTGTGCGCGGCATCACCAGTGATCTTCTTTTTGCTTGCGGCAATCTGCTTGAGCTGCTCTTCGGTCACGACGACCCCGAACTTCTCCTTGCCCTTCCCCTTTCGGGTGGGACAGGCCCATTGCCAACCATCAACTGCATCCCATCCCGCAGCGGTCATATGACCGTAGCCAACTGAGATGTGCTTTCTGTCCTTCTTGATCCAGTAGCCCTGCCACTTCTTGTGCCACTCGCTGATCTCTACTGGTGGGTAGTCAACAGCCTGCTGCACCCACACGATCAGACCAGCGCCACGGTGCGCAGAGATGACTACGTCATCCCACGACTTGGCGTAGCGAGCCTTGGCTCCAAGTTGCTTAGCAGTCTTAATCAAGTCATTGAGGGAAGAGCCGTTATCGCTAACGCCTTCCTTTTCAACAAACCCAGTTGCCTTTGCCTTTGCACGGATGCCGTCTCCAGCAGACGGGTCCACCTTGTATTTAGATGCCCACGCGACGGCGGCAGCCGTGCTTGACGGTCCGCAGTCGTCTAGGATGCCGCCCTTCTCAACGTGATCTAGCTGTGACTTGACTTTTAACTTCATATCAATCCTTCCAGCGTAGTGGCCCAGTTACGAGCCATACTAGTGTTAGCCCAAAGAATAGGGCTGCCATTGTTTGCTGAGTCTCTCCAGCGGGAAGAACTACTACAGCAAATAGTAAACCGAGAACTGTCCATGCCCCGCCTACTAGATCAACAATAATCCTTCTAATCACTTGGGACTCCTTTTACTGAGTGATACTGCAACGGCTGAAGATGCCGCTTGGGATACAATGATTGCTACTGCTATTGGCTTTGCTTCTTCCTTTTGTGATGGCGTCAAGTCCTGCCCAAGTCTTGCAATCCTACCGATAGTCGCGTCTGCCGCTGCAGCCACTGCCTCTCCAACTGCGGCAATTGCTTCCTCTACAGTCTCAATAGGATCTGGTGGCGGAGGCTCGGTAGGCGGAGCGGTTGGCTCTACGCTTGGGGGCGGTTCTGTTGGGATCGGTGTCGGCTCTGGTGTTGGGCTTGGCGACTCAGGAGGGCTTGGATTTGGCGTGGGTGGAGTCGGTCTACTAGTGGGCGATGGTGTCTGCGTGGGTGTTTCTGTAGGCGAAGGGGATGGCTCCAGGGATGGGCTTGGATCAGGAGTTGGTGGTGGGGTTGGATCGATACTAGGCTCAACTGTCGGTTCCTCAGTTGGTGTCGGCTCTGGTGTTGGTAACTC